TCGAACTGTTCTACTTTCTCAAGTATTACACATAGACCAACCTCTTCTCAGTGACCACTACGGATCAAATCTCCTGGAGAATGCATCCTCGATTGCCATTATGTCAGTACTGGTAACATTTGTACTGAACTATTAAAGTTCATAATGGGTGAATGAGTCATTCTCAGGTATTTGGAATCCTGGGTTTGATATGAAGAGTCTTACTAAGCTTTTTTGGAGATAAACAAAAGTTAGTGAACAGAGGGATGAGTCCCTAAAATCTATGAAGTCTGACTAGGACGTTCGAGCACCGCTCTATCATAGTGTCCTGATTTTATGAACGTATCAGTAAACGTAACAAGTATTTTCGAACCTTGAACATACGCCCCCCTCGATCTAGAGGAGACTCTTTCTTATATCGAAACATGAAAGAGAAAAGTCCTTTTGTTCAAACAAAAGGTCTTCAGGAGCAATTGGATTGCACTGATTGACTAAATCAATCATACCTGGATCCGTGCGAAGTTTCTGCCATAATTTGACATTACTTTTATGAGCCTGCACAAGGAACTTCTCTTCTTCAGCCCCATCGATTAATCTCGTAAGATTTTTCTTGGACTGTGTCAAGAGCGCATCAACCACACTGAGAGTATAATACTTCATGTATTCATCACCCAAGGTTCTCTTAGTGCCATCAAACTCAACAAACTTAAAATTCTGATTATCTAAGAATTTATAGTCTATCAAGCTATCTTTGGACAATTCATGGAATTTCCATTCAGCATGATCATTAAGACAACGAGGTCGATTTTCTTGAGTCATGTTAAGACGTAAGAAATTTGCGGCTTTCAGATCCCATCTTGATAAGGCGTTTTCATTAACTGTTGAATCTATTTCTAAACCCAAACCTCCTAACCATTCAGGGAGATACCATGGAACTTTTGCATCATTAAGATTTCCAAAAGGATCCTTTTTCCAAGCATAGTCTTCACTAATCTCCCCATCTTCATTGATGTAAGGTTTAGTAGACTTTTCGAATTTCCATTTATCTAATTCAGGAAATTGCTTTGAAAGCTGTTTAAGCTGGTATCGATCAGCCTTATTATACTTTCGAAACATTTTAGATGCTTCTGGAAAGTAAATAGAAGGACATGTCCTCTTCAAATCTCTATGAATCGATCCTAACCTATAAAAAGGTTTTCCACGAATTCCATCTTTCTTT